AGCCAGCTCAGATCCCACTGACTGGCGGCCAACAGGAAGCCGAGCCCACCCAGCGCCAGTAGGCCATAGCTCACCAGCGTCTCTCCGCGCGAAGCGGGATAGGACACCCCTGCCGGATGCTTCAGCTTGACCCAATCCTGTGCCCGTTTCAGATCGCCTGCGGAAAACTGAAAGGGCCAATGCCGCGTATCTTCGCCGTAGCGCACCACCATCAGCGCAGCCAGCCACGGCATGGTGATGCCCCAGAGGGCCACGCCGCCCGGATAGAAGACCTTCATCATGGTCGCCCATTTGGCCAGCTCGTCGGGAATCGTCATCTCGAGCACAGATTCGGTGTACGTCGCGAGCCGCAACGCGCGCAACCGTTCAGGCGGCAGCTTGGCCTGCTGGTCGGCATCCATGCTGTGTAGGAGATCTCTCATTTCCGTGCCCATGGTGGTTCCTCCTTGTTTATACTTTCCCTAAGTTCTTCACTTGATAATGGAACAATAACTGCGCCGTCTTGCCGCCGCTGAAGGTGGCCGACACGAAGGCTTCATGCCATTCGGTCGCCCCGACCACGGGGGCCGGGCTCTGGACGATGGCGTTATCGTTGGGTTGCAATTGCAGGTGCAGGCCCTTCGTCGCCGTGCCCCCGCTGGTATAGGTGCCGCTGCCGCTGGAGCCGATCAGCTCAATTGTGTTGGCATCGATCACGGTGATGAACCAATCCCCGTTCGCCCCGCGCACGCCGCGCACGCCGCGCACGCCGATGAAATCGCCGTCGCTATAGGTATGGGTCGCAATGGTGAGGCGTATGCGGCCTGTGAAATCGTCCGCGCCGACGTTCACGCTCACGCCGGTGATGGTTTTATTGCTTCCGATCGTCCCGCGCACGCCGTCATTCAAGATGTTCGTATTGCTCACGCTGTTGATTCCACCAACCGGCAGCGTGGTGTCGTCTCGCAGTTGCAGCCAGAGTGTGAGCGCAGAGAGCTGGCTCGCCTGAATCACGACACCGGCCTCGTCGGTCAAGATCCCGCGCAGCAGCGCGGACGACTTCTCGGGAAAGACCAGCAGGCGCTTGTCGGGCGTGGTGAGGAGGAAGGTATTGTCGGCGATGGCGGTCATACGATCAGTCCTCTAATCTGGGCACGTTCTGCAGGCATTGGCCAAGCCGTCGCCGAATACCGCGGTGCATTCCTGAATGCAGCTGCCGCCGCAGAATTGCCCAATAGCCTGATTGCGTGTCGCGCTCTTCGCGCTCGTCGCGCCCGTCGCGCCGATCCACGGCAGCGTCACCCCACAGAAACCAAGGATGGCGCGCTCGACGGCCTGTCGCTGCCAGGCTCGCTCAAGCTCCCGCCGGCACTCGCTGAGTCGGACGTGGGTCCAGATCCATTCGGCGCACTTGAGATCTCCATCGGCAAGGGTGCAGACGGCGTCGTCGATCCACTCGTCGGTTGTGGGCGCAACGGCCCGGCCAGACCCGTGAGGATCTTCCACTGCTGGCCGGAGGCGAAAAAATCGGCGATCACAGGCCCCAACTCAGACACCGAGACCGTTTCGTCGAGCCAGGTTTCGAGCTGCTCAAGCCCCGCCACCCCGGCGCGGACCTTCTGCACCTGGGTCTGCCCGTCAGGGATCAACAGAATGGCCGAGATCTTCGTGATGGACTCCCCCATCAGGGTGAAGATGTCCTCGACCGTAATCGTCTCGCCCTTCTGAAAGAGCGGCTTGATCAGCGGCCAGAGCCATTTCTCCTGGCGCGCCACCACAGGGAGCACCGTGAACGTGCGGCCCCCGAGCTGATAGGTCTTGGTCTCTGTCTGTGTTACGGCCTGGTCATTCATGTGATGGACTCCCACTGATCCTGCGTTCGAGTTCTTTCCATTCTTCCTTGTTGTAGTCCGGCGTCCCAACCGCCTTCGTCCAGAGCCGAAGCAACAGCTCGTTCAGCGGTATCTGTGCCCACGGCCCCACTGGTGACGACATCTGCGAATCTCTACGTGTAGGCGATCGACAATTCGTCGTCCCCGGCCGCCGCGTTCCGCACCATGAGGAAGTCGATCGGCGACAGCGCAATGCCATCGCGGTCCCCGTCGGACACTTTGATGTACTGACAGACCGGCACATTGAAGACGCAGATGTTGCCCGCCGTGCCCGGATGCTTCCAGGTGAGCACGCCGGTCGTCCCCGCCAGCCAGCGGCCGTACCAGTCATGCGTCGCAATGATTTCCAGTTCAGGATCAAACGTGCCCACCGGCTTGCGGGACGTAATCAACGTGCTGATGTAGCCCTCGGCCTTGTTGATGTCTGGGCGCGGGGCCAACTTGACGCCCATGTCGAAGGTGACGGTCGAGACGAAGGCGGAGAACGCCGCCACGCTGAAGAGGGCCGAGAGCAAGGCCACCGGCACGGTCGTTTCCACGCCGGAGGGTGTGAGCAGGGTCTGCGTGGTGACGGCGTCGTACACTCCGAGAAAGGTAAACTCGAACACGCCGGGCTCGCCGTTCTTGGCGCTATACTTCACGTTCCCGCGCGCGCCGCGGATCTGCTTGCGCACCCCGTCGATGTACACCGCCACGGTTAACGTCGGAATGGTCGCGAGTGCCGAGAGCGGCGCATAAGTGACACTCGTCACGGCGACGACCGTCTCCAGGAACCCGCAGGCCTTCAACAACTTGCCGATGGCGGGCGCGGTGCCGGCTGTCCCGGATCCTTTGTTCTCGCATTTGAATGAAATCGTGGCGAGACGCGTGCCGGGAATCTGCTTGAAGCTCGAGTAGGAGACGTCCAGCAGTTGGCGGTCGAACATCGAGATATTGGGCTCGAATTTCGCCGGCTCCATAATTTGCACATTGGCATCGGCGCCCGCCAGCGTCTCCGATGTGCCTTCCACTGCCTCTATTTTCGCTGCGATGATTGACCGGTTGCTCAGAATGCGTCCCATCGTGCTTCTCCTTTCGCGCGCGCGCGCAGGTCAGTTCAATCTTCGTCAACTGGCTCAGGCGTCGTATCCACCACCTCGGCGCTGCCCCCGCGCACGAGTGCCTCGGCTTCCGCCGGCGGCAGCTCCAGCACATCGCCGTACTCGCCGATTTTTTCGCCCTGCTCGTTGTAATAGGCGCACTGCAGCTTGATGTTCATGGTGTTCCTTTATCCGGCGATGGCCGGATCCGTGCGGCGATGGCGATAGGCAATGCGAAATCCCACCGTCTGAACGATCTCCGGTTGCCCCTCTTCGGCATTCATCTCGCCGACGCCGATTTCTCTCGTATCGATCGCCAATCCTCCGCGTGACGAATCAGCCTGCATGGCCTTCTGGATGTCTTGCACGAGACTGTTCATGACCTCGGATGCTGATCGCGCGTCCGTCTCAAGATCCTGCCGATGCACAGCCACCACCGAGATGGTCATCGTTCTGGATGTGAGGCTGAACGAGCCAGCAAGCGGACCTTCTTGCTCCACGTTGTCTTCCCCCTCCAGGACGACACAGATCGGTGTATCGACCAGCGATTGCCCCCCCTGATTGAACCGCTGAATAGAGGCAAACGTATTGCCGAAACCGTTGCCGACGGTGATGCCTTCGAGTGTGGCCTGAATCTGTTTCATAATCAGCTCATGGACCGAATCCGCCATTTATGCCACCAGCCTAGACACAAATGCCGATGCTGCTTTCATTCGCTGATCGAGCGAGAAGCGCATGGCTCGATGAAGTGCGTCGAGGAGTTTTGGAAATTCGTTTGGCCATTCCCGCAGGATGGTGTCTTTGAATCCCAGGCGCGCCTTCATGACGACTCGACCCTTCAGCACGAAACGCGGGATGAGTGTGTCGCCGACCTTTTCGGCTAAGAGTGGCGATTTGCCAGGACGGTAAATGAATATCAAGCCTTTGATTCGGTTCCACTCGAATCCCCCGCGTGTCGGCAGCTTCCAGCGTGGGCCGATCGGAATCCGCAGCATGTCGCGGCCTTTGTTGTGTGCGGTGACCACCCCCCCGAACTCATGCACCGCTAAAAAGCGGTCGATACGAATCGTCGCTTGCAACGAGGCCATATCGTTCCCAGCCACCCAATACTTGATGTGCCGCTTGTGTTGCTTGAGCCATTCCCCGCCCTGAATACCTGGAGGCCCGTGCATGCGCTGCGCCATGAACCGTTTGCGCACCCGCGCCGTCGCGCGCCGCATTTCTGTTTTCAGATATTGCGTTCCCAGTGCTGGAGCCGCCTTGAAGGCCTCTTGCACTTCCTCAAAATTGATCGTCTGGACAAAGATGGCATCTGTCGACATATACCCGTCTCGCCTTTCTCGCCCGTCCAGCCCGTCTCGCGCCGTTACGCCTGCACCAGCACCCGGAACATTCCGCCGTCGAAGGCGAGCAGGCCCGCGTCCTCTTGGATCACTTTATTCACGCTGAAGTCCGTCTCCTGCGCATCGTCCAGGCTCTTCTTGAACTTGACCCGGTCCTTGCGTTCCTGAATCGCCATGACTCCGTTCACGGCGTCCCTGG